TAACCCATCAGCGGGAGTAGTAATAGCATCACGCTGAGTTGTTGATAAACGGGGTGGTAGAAATCCTTTTGTTGTTGAGGAGAGTTCAAGGATGGATGTAGATGCTGGGGAAGCTGTGCCGATTCCAACATTGCCAGATCCAAGAATTGTCATCTTGGCGCTTGATGTCTGAAGAGTAGTTCCTGTTGTTAGGGTAGTACCAGTATTAAAAGTAATTGTGCTAACCCCGGTTCCAGTTCCTGGTGTTGCATTTATATTTACTGCACCCCCAACAATATTTGTTCCAGATGCAGTTGCAGTATTACCTTGAAGTGTTACTGCCGCTACAGCAGAAGCACTACCAGAAATAGTGGGAGCAATAACTCCATTTGTAAATACTTGGGCTTGAGAGGTTGCTCCTGTGGTTGCACCTGATACATTAAGAGCATCAGTTATACCATAACCTCCTAAGGTGCTTGATGTTAGAGCAACTGTACCATTTACATTTGGCATTGTTACTGTTACAGCACCAGATGAAGCAGGAAAGGTAAGAGTAGTTAAATTTGTACTTGCTCCAGTAACTATTTGATTTGATGTGCTTTGAATCTTTAATCCGGTTCCAAGATATAATGATCGAGGGCGAGTTGCTGCAGTTGCACCAATATCAAGTGTATTATCTGTTGAAAATAACAGATTACCTGTAAGGGTTCCTCCTCCTGTCGATAATGCTCCAACATCAGAAGCAGAAGGCATTGCATGAACGTGATCTCTTCTTGCAGCAATTAATTGTGTTCCAGGTCCAACAGTTCCTAACGCAGCAGGATTTGTTGTATCAAATAATGCCTTGTTGGAATAAACAGTTTCTGTATTTCCAATTGCAAGAACCGATAATAAACCAGATGACGGAGCAGTTGCTCTAGGAGCATATCCATGAGAAGTGGTAGAGGCATTTCCTGTGGTTATATCAGTAAATGTTATGGTAGATTCTGCTTGAGAATGTGAAGCGGTGGCATAGTCAGTCGCGGCAGTAAATGCGGCAGTTCCTAAGGTAGATCCTCCAACCTTAGTTACTGATATAGCACCAGTTGAAGCTATTGTTGCATCCCCTGAAGTGGATACTGCTGCATATGCAGTATTACCAGCATTACCAACTAGAATTTGGCCAGCCGATGGAACTGTATTAGGAACAATTGATGCCTTAGTTTGGGCATCATTGGTAACAGATCCTAAGGAAACATCAGAAGCGGATATTGTTATATCACCGGTTAGCGCATGACCTGCAACTGTGCGAGATGTAGGAACACCGCCAAGACCTGATAGGGTAATTGCAGCAGCAGCACCAGCAACATCATATACGCCTGTATGAAGATGATCTCCATATGCAGCAGTTGAATGGCTTATTCCAAATCCAGGAAAACTTACAAGAGAACTATAATTTGAATTTGCTGCATTATCTCCTGTATTAGTACCAGATACAGATGCATCAAGAGCGACTGTGAGTGTTTTAGATGTTGTTCCACCAGCAATAGTAAATCCAGTAGTTGCACTGGTTAGAGTTAAACCATTAACCGAAGACGGAGTAATGGCTCCAAGAGTAATAGTTATGGCTGGAGTTGATGATGGATTTGATACAGAACCAGAAACTCCATTTGCGGTTGATACAGAAACAGTTGTAACAGTTCCAGGATTAGATACAAATGTTTTCCATTCAAATCCATCAGTTGAAGAATTTGTACAAAGAGTTTGACCTGCTGTACCAAAACCAGTTAATCCTTTTAAAGATATTGTATTGGTTGATCGCGCTAGAGGAGAAGTAAATGTAAGAGGAACTTCGTATGTTCCACTAGAACCTGGAGCAAATGCCCCAGTCGCCCAATCATATACTGCTTTTGTAGAAGGATATTGAGTTGTACTAGCTAAATCTGTAACTATACTTTGTGACCTATGTGCATCATTTTCTGGAATATAAGGAAATGCACCTTCAAGTAGAGCCCAATTTGAAGTTGTTTGTCCAGGAGAATCAACCAAGGCTCTCATTGAACTGCCAATGGTATAACCAGCCAATGGACCAGATGCAGCAACTATAGAAATTCTCCATAGATCACCTTTTAAAATTGCTCCAGATGTTCCAGATCCTCCCGTAGTTGGAAATGTATTTACAGATGCATCAAAATTACCACGATCATCAACTAGACCAATTACCAAACCGTCAGCATATGACTTTGCAGCAGACTCAGCAGATGCAGCCAATCCAGATGCATCATATGCGGTAGCCGCCGTAAATGCGGCAGTTCCTAAGGTAGCTCCTCCAACCTTAGTTACAGAAATAACACCAGTTGAAGCTATGGTTGCATCACCTGAAGCGGATACCGCAGCATATGATGTACCACCAGCATTGCCTATTAATAATTGACCAGCAGATGGAGTAGTATTAGGAACAATGGATGCTTTTGTTTGGGCGTCATTTGTGACAGATGATAATCCAACGTCAGATGCTGAAATAGTTACATCTGCGGTTAGCGCATGGCCTGCAACTGTGCGAGATGTAGGAACACCTCCAAGACCTGATAGGGTAATTGCTGCGGCCGCACCAGCAATATCATATGCTGTTGAATTTGTATAAGCAGCTGTTCCTAATGTTCCTCCTGTTCCAGCTGCAAGAGTATAACCAGAAGTTATTGTTATAGTTCCTGCATAAGGAGTTTTACCCGACCATGTATCTAAATTAGCAGACCAAGCTTCAATGGTAGAACCAATTGATCCGGGTTGTAATGAAGTCCCACCCAAAACTATTCTTGAGTCATCTCCATATGCAGCAGTTGAATGACTTGTGCCGAACCCAGGAAAACTTATAAGGGAACTATATTGTGTATTAGTTGCATTATCCCCAGTATTGGTACCAGATACAGATGCATCAAGAGGAACCGTTAGAGTTTTTGAAGTAGTTCCGCCCGCAATAGTAAATCCAGCAGTTGCAGTTGCTAATGTTAGACCGTTAACAGAAGTTGGAGTAATTGTTCCAAGAGAAATTGATATTGCTGGAGTTGATGATGCATTTTCAACAGATCCAGAAACTCCATTTGCAGTTGATACAGAAACAGTTGTTACTGTTCCAGGATTCGATGTAAATGTTCTCCACTCTAAACCATCCGTTGTAGAATTAGTACATAAGGCTTGATATGATGAACCAAATCCAGTTAAACCTTTTAGTGATATTGTATTAGATAATCTTGAAAGGGGAGAAGTAAAGGTAAGAGGAACTTCATATGCTGTTGAATTTGTATAAGCTGCGGTTCCTAATGTACCCCCTGTTGTAACATTAAGAGTTTGTCCTGATGTAACTGTTATAGTTCCAGCATAAGGAGTTTTTCCTGACCAAGAATCTAAATTGGATGAATACCCTTGAATAGTTACTCCAATTGCACCTGGTTGCAGAGCAGTATCAGCCTTACCACCTTGTACAGAAGTTGCTGCATCAGTTATGCCATATCCAATAAGAGTTGTAGGGTTAGTTCCAGATATAACTCTTCCCTTGGAGTCAGTTGTTATACTTTTATATGTTCCTGCTGAACCTGTATCCTTAAGAGTTGTTACAAAACTCCCAGTACCAGATCCTGTGACATCTCCAGTTAGAGTAATAGTTTGTTCTGCTGCTTCAAATGAACCTATTGTATTTGTTGCTGTTCTATAGTATATTAAACCATCAGCATAATTTAAGGCAAGTTCTCCGTATCCAATATTTGCTATAGTAGGATTAGATCCATGTATGCCTGAATTCTTAATAAGAATAGTTGATCCAGCTATACCAGAATAAGAACCTCCACTAATAGTTGTATGGGAATTATTTGCAAGAGTTGTTGCAACAAAATTTAATGATGCTCCATTATAGATTAATAATGCACCATCTGAAACATCGGACAAATCTACATCAACTAATTCTGATAATCTGTTACCGCCTGAGCTAAATGTAGTAACCGAAATATCATTATTCGATTTTACACTACCCATTAAAGGATTATTTGGAACAATATAGGATGTAATGTCAGCCATTATATGGTGCAGGTTATTGTATATGTAGAGGTTGAAACTCCGTCTTGAGCAAGAACAACTATAGTAATTACATTAACTCCGGGAATAAGAGCAATCCCATTACTAGAGGTTCTTGATATAACTGGAATACCATTAATTTTAATAGTAGAAGTATCATCAAGAGAAATTGGAGTAAGGGCAATATCTGTTGTATGATTTGGAAAGGATATTGTGTATGATAGAGTTTTAGGTGTAAATTCTGGGTTTAATGTACCGTAACTTAACATAAGTTCAGATAGATCTGAAACCGTAGATAAGGGAGCTACTATATGAGTAGCCGCAGGCGATACAGAAACTTGTCCTTCAGCAATTCTAATTACATCATTACTAATATTATAAATTTCTACATCGAAAACATAACGACCAGGCTTCATCCCCCGTGTTACAGCAGATGTTAATGAAATACCAACATGTCCTAGTGTGGTAGGAGTAAGAATAACAGTTGAAAAATCAATTGCTGTCAAAGATGTATATGATTTTCTAATTTGGCCGCGTGCGGAGTATCCTACAACATCAAATGGGAGACCATTGACATCTTTGACAGTAATAGTAGACGAAAATGAACTTCCCTGATCAATATTGATATCCGAATATGTGGCCATTATAGTAGTATTTATACATCATTACAAAAGAAAAATACTTTCCGATATAAAATCAGAAAGTATTTGGAGATACACTTATTATTTTATAAACTCAATTAAGAGTAACAGTCCCGTCGGAATGAATAGTGTGTGCTGGAATTGCATTTACTTTAGTAGTAATAGTAGTAACAATATCTTGACGTTTTCCTGCACATTGGACTAAAATAAATTCGGTAAATGCGGCAGATGCATTAAATAGTTCTGCACCTGAAGTGCCAATAGCCTCTAATTTCATTGCTGAAGTTACATCACCACGAGTATTCCAAAGATTATCATATGCAGTATTCCACTGATTAACCATCATCTCCATCATTTGTTGTGGTACCGATTTAAGTTGTTCAGCAGCACGGGCCGCACGCTGAGTTATGTCTGGATGTGTATTTTGTGTTAATAGGCTCATTTTATTTAGTGTTGATTATCTATTTATATAGTATTTTTAGTTTTGTGAATTATTACCTTTACAAACTTTTAAGATATGGTATAATTGATCTAGATTCTGCTTGATTTAAACATATCCTAATATGAATAAACTAATCCAATTCCCGAAGGGAATAACCCGAAGGGTTGAATAAAGATACATAAGGTTGTTCTTTGGAAGAGATAGATTATTAGTATTGGAAAGTATTTTGATACCATGCATGGCTATCTTTAATACTGGTTGCAATTTCTGGAATTAATACATCAGTCCAATCAGATAGTTTACTTGGTTTTAATTGAGGTTTTACTGAATGGGCTCCAAAAATTCCAAAATGAGAATCATCCTCATAGACCTCTTTAGTTATATTATTGAAATCATGTAAATATGATTCTTCTCCAATATACTCATAAAGTTTATCCATACTTTCTTGAGGAGATGCACATAAATCTTCATATCGAATAAAGTAAATATCCTTTGCAACACCTCGTTGGAATAGATCTGCTGTTCTTTGTAAAGCTAATCCAATTGGTTGTGATGTTAACCAATATTGAACTCTTTGAGAGACGGTCATATTTTGCATCTTGACAGGATTATCAGGACCTTCTGGATTATGTCGGTTTGCTTGGTAAATTCGTTCCATGGATGCAATAATCGAACGAAGATCACGAACCATACAAATCATTTTTGGATTAGGATTCCATTGAGCAGCCCATTCAAAATAATGCGACCACCCGCGATTTTTATCACATACTATAGATCTATCTGTAATAGGAGCATAATAACCTTGTGCCATAGCTGAACACATTGATATAAATGCATCCTTCATGAGTTGAGGGTCTTGTGATTTTACTTCTGCGAGATTATAATTAGATCTTGCACCGTACATATATTCCAAAAGTGGTGAAGTAGAACTACCATATATTTTTGGATTTTGATGAAGTAGGACTTGAAGAAGTTCACTGCCAGATCTTGGCATGGAAGTATTAAAGATAAAGCTTTTCATATATTAATTTATATGATTTTCTAAGAGAAAAATACTTATTATATACAATCAATTTTCGTCAAACTTACTTATTTGCAAAAATTTGCTTTTTAATATCATTATAATCAGCTAAAACTCCAGCACTACAACCTTCTTTTTCAATACGGCTACGTAGTTTAATAATAGATATACCCAACCAATTACCAGGATATGCATCAGTATCAAATAGTATATCTCTCATATTTAGCCATTTAACAAATTGATCTTTACCTATCACATTTAGAGTTACTTGTAGTCGATTAAGTGTTGTTATACTACTACCTGATGCTATTAATTGATTGCATAAGCTCTCTATAGTAGTATCAATTACTTTAATTGGCTGTTTAGGAGAATCAACCGGTGCAATAATGGCAGCTAACTTAGTTGGATCTAGTTGAGATAATGTAAGTAGTACTGGTAGGTTCCCTTCTACAATTGTTGGAAGAACTGTAATTGTAGAAGGAATTATAACTTGAACTTTTGGAATATGTTTAACTTTTACTGATATATCTGAAGGAGTACTATCTTGTTGTGCAAAGATAGTTCCTATAAAAAAAATATTCAGTAAAAGGAATTTCATGTATTACTTAAGTTCAACAATTTCAAAGGGTTTGCCTGCTGTTTGAGCAACAACAAAGTCATTAGCACGGATGAGATTACCGTCAATATTTCTAAGAATTTGAGCAATTTTAGAAACAGCATTATTTAATTCATCATTTGATTTGGCTGAGCTAAATTTACTAAATGCACGACGTAGAGCATCTACATTATCATCTACTAATATAGTAAGTCCATTTGGTAATTTAATAGGAGATAAGATATTAGGCCCGGATCCATCTTTTTGATATTGAATAAAAGCATTTGATCTAACTAGGTTTAAATCACATGATCTTAGTGCTCCAGCAACAGCATCAATTCCCTTTTGAGATTGATTAAATGATGTAAAGAAGTAACGTAATTTAGCCCATTCCATAACATCTTTAGCCATTACTTCAATTTTAATTTCAGCAACTTTATTAATTGGTAGATCAACTCGCTTACTGGTAGTATTAATAATATCAGTATATAAAGAAATAGCGCCAGTTCTATCTCCATGTGTCCTTAGAAGAGCTGCTTGATCCCATTTACATTTATTTTTTTGTTCAATTACAGCAGAAGCTAAATCTAACTTAGGAAATAAAGCTGCCTCGGCATCAATTAGAGTAAGTTGTGCATCATAACCAGTTGTTTGTGTTACAAAAAATGCTATAGCCTGTTGAACAAGGAGTGCTGACTCTTGAGAACTTCGTGTTCCCCCAAAAGTAGGATCTGCAAGAACATCATCAGCAATAGTCTGTTTATCTTGAATAGTCAAATCTGGTCCTGCTGGTGTTACTAATAGATAAGAAGTAGCCGCCGTAGATGCAATATGGTCTGAATTTGATTTATAAACCATAGCATCTGCAATTTTCTCCTTTGTGCTAACGGTTTCATTTTTATAATCTGGTAAATCTACAGCAAAAGCACTCAAGGAGAATGCCGCCATAGATACTAGTGTTAATATATTTATTTTTTTCATGTTTGTTTTTCTCTATGGATTTATTTATATTACTCAAAACCACCGATAATAGATTCTAGCATCCAGAATGAGCCAGAGTATTCTAGTTCAACAATATATAGTTTATTTACATCAAAAGTCCCGGGAAATAAAGTTCCATAACTGGCAATCTTAATTCCGGCATCTAAAGTTAAAACACAAGATGTATCCGAAGTAATAAAGTAACGAACTTTATTACCAGCTTGTGTTCCTCCAGTTGGGGTATTAAGAAGTACAGTACTAGAAGATATATTAACTAAATATCTTCCTTCAGATACAGCATTAACTGGGCTTGATGTTTTAATTGTCCACGGGAGGGTATTAAATGATTTTGCCGTAACATCTCCAGTAGTTGTTACTGATCCATTAGCTTTAACCTCTAAAGTACCACTTCCCCTTAATTTAACTAATGAGGCAGTTGCAGCCGCTGGTTGATGTGCTACAACTAAAGGAGTTAGTGTATCCATTCCGATATGTAGCGGATCTGGTGTAAGAAGGTCAGATCTTCCAACTATAAGAGCAGTTGATGTAGCATATGTCTTTTGCCACGCTTTAACACCAGATGCTCCTGATTCAGAGAATCCAATAATAGCATTCCCTTGAGTTCCTGAGGTATGTACAATTAATCCATGAGTAGTTGAATTAGGTGTTAAATCTTGAATACTGACAAGAGCATCTAATGCAGCATGTGGCCCCGTTGTTCCAGGCCATTGTAATGGATTAGTTGTACCAATTAAAATAGGAGCTCCTGGACTAGTAATTAATGATGTAGTAAAGGTCTTTACTCCATCAATATTCTGAATGCCTTTAGTCATAACAGCCTGAGTAATAGGAGTAGGAGTAGACCATACAAAGGCCGTAAGAGCAAAGTATCCAAGTAGTATAATATATCTTCTCATATAAATATTTATTAAAGTTTTACTAAGCCGATTGTGGCATTTTCATCAGCACCAGTAACAACAATTTTATAATAATGACCATCATCAGATAGGAATGCCCCTATTATTGAATTTGTATTAATAGTCCCTGCATCATTATAATCAAGTAAGATATTTTCTCCGCTTTTACGTAGTGCCATCATTCCTGATGCCAGATAATTATCACGTTCAGATCCAATAGCAGCAGTAACTGTCATTGTACCTACTGCTGGTGTTGGCAGTGTATCATCTACGGCATATGTAAATACATCTGTGTTAACTCCTGTAATTATTACTCCTATTCCATTATAACCAATTGAGCTCCCCGTTGCGCCTTCAATGTTAACTGCACTTCCAACTTTATATCCATGATTATTAAGTGTTATGAGTGCTTCATTACCAATTCGTGTTGTCGGATATGTTACGGTCTCTATTGCTGCAGCATTTAAATATTCTGTTGCTCTCTCTTGAACCGACATCGCAACCATTCCAGTTAATCCGTGGATTCTAATTGCCGAACGATTACCATCACCATCATAATAACCAAATTCATGAACATATGCAGTATGATTTTGAATACCGCAACCAACCGCCGATGAATCATCACCAGATGCAGTATTAATATAACCAATAGCTGATGAGTGAATACCAGATGCAGTATTACCGTAACCAAATGCAGATACATAAGCACCAGATGCATTATTAGAATAACCAACCGCCGATGAATAATCATCATATACAGTATTATTAGAACCAATAGCTGATGAGTGAATACCAGATGCAGTATTACCGTAACCAAATGCAGATACATAAGCACTAGATGCAGTATTATTAGAACCAACAGCCGATGAATCATCACCAGATGCAGTATTATTAGAACCAACAGCCGATGAATAATCACTAGATACAGTATTATTATAACCAATAGCTGATGAATAATTACCATACGAGCTATTATTATGACCAATAGCTGATGAATGATCAGCAAATGTGTTATTATTATAACCAATAGCTGATGAATAATTACCATATGTGTTATTAATATAACCAATAGCAGAAGAATTAGAATTGATATTAGAGTAATTACCATGACCAATAGCTGATGAATAATCACCATATGCTCTATTATTAGAACCAATAGCAGAAGAATTGGTACCGCCGGCTTCATTAAAATAGCCAAATGCAGATGCCCCAACTTGTCCTGGGGTAAGCTCATAAATAGCATTATTAGAACCAATAGCAGTCGATCCATCTATATTTACAGTATTATTAGAACCAATAGCAGATGAATTAACACAAGTTGCTGTATTTTTATTACCAATGGCAGTTGAGTTAATACCTGAAATATTTTCAAATAAACCATAATTATTCTGAAATCCAATTGCAGTTGACCCATCTCCAGTTGTAATATTATTATAACCAAAACTGCTTGATCCTATCCCTTGTGCACCATTGGCGTATCCAAAGGCTGATGAATTAACTCCAGAAGTAATTCCAATTCCAAAGTTATTCTTATATCCAATAGCAGAGGCTCCATCTGAGGTAGTAGCATTAATATAACCAACACAAACAGATCCTACACCTTGTACTGTATTAGAATAACCAAATGCAGAAGAATTAACTCCAGAAGTAATTCCAGTGTTATTTCTATATCCTACAGCACTTGATAAATCACCAGCAGCAGAATTTTGATAACCAATTGATACAGCAGATGTTCCAACACCATCATTATCATAACCAACAAAAATTGGACTTAAAGCATTTACTGAACCACTCCCACTGCCACCTGCTATTGTTGAAATAGTAGATTCATCTTTTTTATAGAATAATGTTCCATCGGCATAATTTAAGGCCAATTCTCCATAATCAAGATCACCTATAGCTGGTAAAGCGGCGCTAGTCCCTGATTTTTTTAATATGATTTTATTATATACTGACATAATTATTTAATTCTGTTAAACCCTTGGCGAAGACCAGTATTACCAATAGTTGGATCAAAATACCATTCATTGCCTCCAGTGTAGTATAGTGTTCCATCATCCAATAATAGAAATGTACGGAAATAATTTCCATAGTTATAACTAATTTGAACATCTGTAATTTTAGCAATATTTTCAGAACTCATAGGAATCTGCGTCCAAGTAGTTCTATTAATTGTGGAACCATCACCAAGTTCTCCATGTACATTCCATCCGGCTGAGAATAAGTAATAGGTTGTAATAAGACCTTCGGTTTTATGACATTTAACAATATTTGAAGAATAATAAGAATTATCAGAAGCACCAACATATAAATCATCAATTATATATGCAGATAATGAACTATCAATTAATGTCCATATATGAAGATCAGTATTATTTCCATTTCCAAAATGCCCATATGAATTAGATCCGGTTGCATAAATGTGTCCGTCTGTTGTAAGCACATATGATGCGCCAATTGTTGTATATAGTTTGGATATTGATCTATTATTATATAGAGGTAGTGAAGAATCCCATATTTTAGTAGGAGTTGTGTATGCTATTGTAGTTGGGTCAGTAATACCAAATGAATTAGTATAACCATATCCTAGAGTCGAATCATTATATCCCCAAGCATATGCATATGTTCCAGAATTATGAACTAATCTAAAGCTAGACGCAATGTCGCTGCCAGAACCTCGTAGAGTATATAAAGTACCAACCGATGCACTACTTGTAACACTAGTTAATGTAACTGAAACCCAGTTTGAAGAATTAGTAGTTGTTCCATTTCCTAATTGTCCATATCCGTTATATCCACATGACAATACACTATTCGTTGATAATATTATACATACCGCACAAAATCCGCTTGTGTCAAGCCCAATCATTGTTACATCTACTACATTTGAATGAGTAGGAGTAGTTTGATATTTTGCAGTTGAGGCATTAGTTGTAGTAGTATTTCCTATACCTAAATGTCCATATCCGTTATATCCAGCAGCCCATAAATCATGATTTGAGTCAATAACAAAACAATTATAATCATGAAGAACCACAGTAGCAATTGTTCGTGATGATGACAAATATGTATATACTTTATCAAAAGCCAAAGTCCATGCATATAAGACAGTCGGCGGAGATGCTGGAAGAACAACAGATATATTGAATTGATTACGATCATTATTACCTATTGCCCACAATTGGCCAGTTGTATCAAGGCATGCCATTGAATTTGCACAAATGAATAGCTTTGCGGCTTTTCTATTAAGAGGCAAGGGCATAATTTGATGCCCAGTCTTATCAGCATATCCGAAACGATTATTAGTATTAGCACCATTTACAACAACCATCTGATCAGTATCAATATAAGCATTATCATTAAACTGGGATGCTGATGAATTTCGGAATGCCGAATCTCGTTCTCGTAATTTTAAAACAGAACCCTTTAAATGGTTGGCATTAAATAAATCTGTTACTGTTGCCAATTTATCAGTTTTGAAATAAGCACCATCTGCTTTCCAATCAATATATCCACCACTGACCGATTGTATTTTTGCAGGTGTAATCTGGGCATCCGCAATTTTTGCCGTTGTTACTGCAGTATTTGCAAGTCCTAATTGCTGAGATCCATTAATTGTTAATGATGAATCATATTTAACAGCAAGTGTATGAGTTCCTCCAACTGCCAAACTAAAGTCAGCAAATGCCATACCAGCACCAGCAGCAATAGTAGTATTAACTACTGTATCTGGAGTAGATTTGATAATATAATTTAATGATAGATAAGGCTGAAGGATTGAAAATGGAGTGGAAGAGCCAGTTGCTCCAGTTGCTCCAGTAATTGAGTGGGTGTGAGCGCTTCCATTACCAGTTGTGCGTGCAATTTGATATTGTGAATTATCATAATCAGTTGCCCGCGAACCCATAGAAGAAAAATACACATTACCACCATACTCACTATATATTACATCCTCATATGGATGTGTATGGGCGCCTTCATTTCCTATTAGAAGAGTACCAACTCCGTGAGTATGTGATGGTAATTCAGCAGAAATTAGGGTATGGCGATATAATCCAGCACTATCACCAATTATAAAGTTTGGTGTATCAATACCATCACCGCCCAGCCCAGTTCCAATAACATTACGTCCTCGAAGATCTGGTAATGTATACCAATAAGCTTCACTTCCTGTGGTATATGAATATAGATCTACAATAGTGCCCGTTGTAGATGCTTTGGCTGATATTACAGAACCATCAGTTTCTGCAGTATAAATGCCACCATATGTATTTAATACTACCTGGGCAAGTACAGGAAAGTCTACTCCATGAAATCTTACGCCGTTACATAGTTTCCACCCACCAGGTGATACTGCAGCTGTATATGGAATAATACTTCCAACCGGGAGAACAGCTGCACCAATAACACCAGGAGGAATTACTTGAATACTTGCTGCAAGTCGTAGAACTAATGCTGCCTCGCTTGACCAGGATAAAGCTCCTGTATTACCAGTTAGATATGAATTTGTATTACCAGCACCAACTGAAGGAACAGTATATGAATTAGAACCAAGTTTTAAATTAGTTGCAGCAATAAGAGTATCTGCTTGAAGAGGTGTAGTAGCCTTAAGAATAGAACCCTCATAGTATAAACCAGCAGCATCAATTTTTAAAACTGGATTAGATAAAGTTCCATTAGTAAATGTCTTAACTCCTACTATAGATTGAGGCCCTGTAAGTGTTACATGGCTAGACATGATTGATGTAACAGAACCATCAATAGATGTTACTTTATCAATAATACCATTTGTCTTTTGACGCCAGGTATTAAAGGTATCTGCTACCGAAACTACAGTAGTGTCAAAGGGAATGCTATCGTTCATTAGTCTTATTTATTCTTTATTTTGCTTACTTTTTCTTGGTTTGCAGTAATAACAGATTCTTTCCAATCAAGGAGAATATCTATAATATCATATAGACCATTAATTTTAGCATATAAATCATCAATTGTCGCCTTATTATCTGCAACTTGTTTACGGCGATGACATACCATATTATATGCCGAAACATCTGTATTGATAATGGCCTTCGAATAGGAATCTCTAACCAGGGTAGGATTTGATTCAACCTTTATAGTATGTTGAGGAGTCATATATTAAAATGTTGCAATTGCTCTAAAGTCTTTAAGTAATGGAACTTGTGTTTTATCATTTGAAAACATAACAATCTTTACTGCAAATGAAACAAATTGAGTATTTGAATTTATGTCTGTATAATGAATTTCTGTAAATGAATTTGGATCTGATGAAACTGCAATTTGTTTATCAGGATTATATAGATTCCATGTAGAACCTTCATTATATTTAACATAAACCCGAATATTAGATCCTGCGGTCGGACGATTTACATTAACATAAATATCAACTCGGTCTGATGTTGAATTTAGATTAACTGTTCTAGTAATATATCGTGCTGATGTATTACCAGTATCTGATGTTAATTCAGTATCAAGTAATGAAGAATAAACACCAAGGGGATTATAAACAGTAGGAGTACCCGCTAATGCTAATGTATAATCTAGCCCGATGATATTATTAATACAAACAATTGAATTACGTTCAATATCAATAACAGGACTTAGATACGCCGATGTTGATGTTAATGTTGATGTTAATATTGCTGTACCCGATTCATATCGAACTATAGATCCTCCAGGAGTAGTTATTGCATAATTTTCATTGGCAATAATTGGATATATTACACCGACCAGCTCCAAGGAATTTGAAAGTGTTGTCTTATTAACTACGGCAGAATTTTGACTAACATTAAACATTGTTATATCAATGGAATCTAAAATTGCAGTAATTGACCAAACTCCGGTTGTTGATTTTGGAATTGAAACTGTAGGTAAGGTATTATATCCTGAACCTGGATTTGTTATAGTTAGTGATGAAATAGCATTTGTTGCAGGATTAATATTTACTGTTGCTGATGCAGTAACTCCTGGAGGAGCTATATTAATGGTTGCAGAATTATATCCAGAGCCTCCATCTGTAACAATGATTGCAGTAATGGCTCCAGCAGCAATTGTTGCATGGGCCTTGGCCTGTGTGCCACCACCCGATGCATTAGGAGCTGAAATTGTTACAAGGGGTGGTAATGTATAATTTGATCCTGTCGCAGTTAACGGTATTGATACTGTTTTAGATATAGATGTACCGTCTAGTGTTATTGTTCCTGCTACAGCGGGTGTTCCTGGTGGTGAAATTGTTACCACAGGAGCAGTAGCAGATATATAGCTATTACCAGCTGCACCTACAGTAGGTAAGTTACTGAATCCAATAATACCGCCATCTATATGTTTATCAAATGTAACATCTGCTGATTGTGTATTAAATGAAGCATAATTTAGTCTGAACTTCATATCCTTAGTTTGCTCAGGAGTCCATGTTGAAGCATTTTGACTCATAAGAAGAACGCCATTATATACATTCTTTGTAATTGCAGTTTTAGTCTTAACATCAAAACTACCAACAGTGGCAACCCAAATTTTATAATCAGCGGAATTTGATGTTACCACAATTGCATATTCAGTTCCATTTAGAAGATAAACGGGATCTGAGAATTTGAAATTAGTTGCAATAGCACCGTTATCAGGATCAACAGTTATATTAGCAGCAGCAATAGTTACTGTTGAGAATGGCATAATCTGCTGAGTAGGAATACCATTTGAAACTAGAACAATATATGCAGTAACCGGTAATGTACTTGATTTTGCAGAAAAGTATAAATCAATACTTGTGGCAAATAATCCTTCTTCAACATTAGGAATTAGGAATGTTTGAGCTAGGGGATCACTATATTGAACTGGAGGAACTACAATTCCTCGATCTTGAGTTTGATCAGTAACAACTAACTCAGGGCTGCGAATTGATAATTGTGTTGTTTGTGAAGTTTCTATTATTCCTGATGCAATATATTGTGTATCAGCAACTGTTGTTGTATCAGTTGCAAGATTAATTGGAGAATCTGTTAATTTAAATATACGTTGACCGCATTTAAATTTAGTTGCAACAGTATTGGGAATATAGAATTCTCCTTCAACATTACCAAATTGGTCTGTAGTAATAATCGGTAATGTTATACTTAAAGGTGATTCTCCTGGAAGTAGATTTTTATATACTGCTGTATTATTATCATTATCAATAGATGCAGGAGTATTTGTAAGTTGATTACAATAAGCAGTTACATTAATACCATCAAAGAATGCATAAAGTCTTGTATTTGGTTTAAGTTTATCTGCTTTAAAATAGATCTTACGAGAACGGATATACGGAATATAACTAATATCAACAACTCGTGTTCCAAGTGATTGTGTTTGATCGGTATACCCTAGGGTTGTAAGAGTCCCTGTCCGCGATTGATGATTTGTTGTTACAGTATTCCAAAAGCCCCTACTTGTTACATGTCCCCACCAATTTGTTTTCTTTTGATCAACCCAAGTAGATTCTGTAGTTATACCTTGCCAATTAGTGGCCCATTCATTCCAATGGTATCCAAATGCAGGATTGGAAGCTTCTGTTAATGCAACAGCATCATATGCTCCAGTATCATCTACTATAAGATCTGGTGAAGTTGTTGTATCTTTCCAGTTATCTGTAGATGGAACCAAACTTATATTTCCGGCAAATACAGCAATATCATACGGATTTACAGATAGAGTATCAGATGCAACAGATTGATCAATTAAATTCTTTTCATCATATTTTAAGGTAATAATATGATCATGAACAGCTACATTAGATGTATCTGATTTAACTAGTCTCAAATTTCGCATATCAAATTTTGGACGGCAAAGTCCAACGGTCATATCCATTGAACATGCATATCCTACATTAGTTGGATCTCCTATAGAATTTCCTGTAAATGCATCAACAATATAGCCATTCTTATATCTGTCGCCTCCAGCATCAATAATAGATGCATTTTGTGCTGAAGTTTCTAGAAGTGATAGAGATGTATAATATTCAATATTTGAAATACGTTTTTCAATACCGCCAATATCTCTCATTGTATATCTGCGATTATCAATATAGTTTACAGTAATATCTTTTGGAGAAAATGTATAAGCAGGAATATTTAGTGTATATAATGAAATTGCATTATTGGGGGTAATCGGAATTTTTGGTTCTAATGCAGAATCACCTTTGACAATACCAAATATGCCATTGGAATCAACTATAACCGTATCAATTCTTGGCATAAAATAGTCAACAGTTGATGTTATAATTGAATCTGGATCAAGGGCAGTAGTAACTTCGCCAGACCCTACTTGTAATCTCATTCTTCTAAAATCATATACATCAGATAGACGAACTCCTTTATAGGAAGGAATATCATCATAAAGATTACCGCCTTCATGAGTACCATAATCAAAATCTATACCATATGAATTTACTGTAAAATAATCCCCGCTTGAATGTGCAAAGTAGGTATACATAATATACAATGTATCAGTAACAGGGCCAGCATATGTAATAGAAGAATTAGTATAATAAGTGTCACGTTGTCCATCATCTGTTATAGTACATAATGATGTAACATTCTTACCCTGGTAACCGCCACTATATGCTTCGGTATAAACAGATATTATACTTTTAACATCCCCTTTGGCTAACATGCGAGTATATACACCTACAGCTGTAGGTAATAATGTTTCTTGTGTACCAGAAGTTAATGATGTATTAGTTTTTGTCTTTTGATATCGCGGATTTGCTTCTGGCTCAGTAACAATAATTGGAAGTAATGCATGCGTAATAACTCCAGGAATAGTAATTTGTGTTGGTGTGTAAATAATTCCCGCTGGAGTAGGAATAACACCTGCGGAAGTTCTACAAATTATATTAGATATATCACCAAAAACAGCGCCTGATGTATGGGAAGATGATGATATATTAAATGTTGTAGGGCCTGTACCAGAACCTACCAATAGTTCATTACAAGTATAAGACATCTCCTTTACTACTTTTGTAGTTCCATAGGGAATAGGGAATAAATTAGTAGAATATGCAGAATCAATTATATTGATTGGGGTTGCAATAGTAAAATCTACTAGAGCAGTAGACGAATATATTCTTACTGCATCTGATAGATACCGCCCAGAATTAACTACAACTTCTGTTATATGTAATCTAACAGAATCAAATGAACCAATATAACCATCAACTGCTCTAATTTTGCATGTTCCAATTAATGTATCAGACCCATGATAATGATTAGAAGCAGCATAGATATTATATTCAGTTCTTAAATTTGTTATATTAGGTAGGTGTGAACCAGCTGCAAATGTGCCAAGAACATAATCACCAACTCGGGCAGAAGAATATGTAGGAATCCCTGTAATAGGAGTTCGTGCCTTTTCACCATATAAATCACGTACTTTAGTAAGTTCAACTCTATATCCTTTAATATAAGCAACTGCTGGATCTAGAGCAGCAGAATATAGTTTTTCACCAGCAGCTATTTTTTTATTATTGGTATTATCGGTAACTGCATAGGATCCTACTGGCATTTCGCCTACAGTATATCGTCCACCATTAGTACCATCATTATAAAATTCTCGTAAAGTAATCTTAAATGGGCTTAAAGTATAATCACCTGACTCTTCATATGTTCGTTTTGCCAATACATCATCAAGTGATGTATAAATTTTCTTAATAGTATCAAGAGATTGTGAATCTTTGATTGTCATTAATCTAATATAATTCGTAGATGGAGGTGAAGCCTCGCTAGGAACATCAATAAATGCCAATGATAGGTCAATAGTATACCGATCTGCTCCTGGGGCAGAATAGTTGGGCATTCCAGTTGCATTATCCTTTAGTGTTTCATCAGTTGAATAATTTACAACTGCTTCAGTAACACCCAGAATCATTAATTTATTAATAAGGGTATCACGTGCAACCTTATCAAGAAATACAGATTGTTGCGGAGTCCATACAAATGAACCCTTTGTATAAAATATTCCATCATCTAGGAATGCCGCACAAGCATATCCATTTTTAGTCCAAGTTCCGATTGGGGATTGATTAAATGTGGCAATATCGTCTGAATATATTGCATTACCCGAACCAAATGTTCTAATATTTAAATTATTGACATCTTGTAAAGACTTATTATATCGAATATACAATCTATATCCTCCAGTAATAGTAATATGCCCAAGTAATGTTGCTGTAAGGAGTGTTCCATTTACATCATTACTTATAATTTTTGTGTTACTAAGATCTAATGATAAACTTGTAGATATGTCAATTGATGATATATTATTATCAAATGTACAATTTCCTTTAAGAACAGCAGATCCGTCCTTATATATAGATGATCCAAGACGATTAATCTGTGATTGCAGAATACTTTGAAGTTGATTTAATTCCCGAACTTGTACAGAATACCCAGGCTTAAATAAAATTCTAAGGAAGTTCTTAGTAGAAGCAGTTTCTCCATTTGCATCCTTGACATTAAAGTCATCGTAATAAGTGTTGCTGTATGCAGTAATTGACATTAGAATTGAATTATGATTTTGATTTCTTCAGTTTGAGATTCTGCTCTTGTAATTGCCTTACGATTTTCAATAAAAACAACATCACCTGTATTAGCGATATATTCAGCTGTTACTTTAGCAGAGTGTGTAGTACCTATTGAAGTACCATCCTTGTTAATTGCAGATGATGATGAACTAATAGGTGCATAACCTGATACATTATTTTGATGATAATACAAACGATGTAGAGGTTCTGTTGCAGACTCTACATATATATCATAAAATATTGTAGAAATATAACTGTCAGATCCTACTACAGTTAATAAATCGCCTACTGTTGGAGTTATAGTAGGAGCATTGGCTAAAGCTAAATACGGTAAAGCACCCAATGATGTAACTGGGTTGACTGTACCTAATTTATATGATAAACCTTTTAGAATTGAAATCTGACGATATGGAATATAAAATCCATCTCCAGTAATTGATGATTCTGCTTTAACAGTGACAGCTGCATACCATGCGGGTAATACTTTATACGGAGCATATGCAAAACCCTTTGCAGGCGCTATTCTTGGAGCACATATAAGGCCTATCCCTGTAATTGAAGTTAATATTAATGATCCAGTTAATACAAGTGAAGGCGCAATTGGTGAACTATTTAATGTAATTGATGTTATAGCACCTGTATTTACATTTGTTTTAACATTAACTGATAATGATACTGTATACGAAACAGGACTTACATTTGTATTAGTATATACAAATGTAGCAGCCTGTGTTGGATTAGCAGTATATCCTAATCCTCCAGAAATAATATCAAATCCATATAATAAACCTCCAGAGCCAATACCAATTGCATTAATAAGCCCTGCTGCACATATATTTGGAGTAATACTAATGAATTGATCGGTTACAGTATTAGTAGTTAAGTTTGTATCAATTATATCAATTAAAACCCATGTATAACCATCATTATTAGTAAATGGTGCATATACATTAGAGGAGTTATATTGAGGTACAATTGATGCATATGATGTACCTGAACGTAAACATAAATAAATATAACCGCCTACAGTTGCATAACATGGAGAATATATTACAGATCCTACAGTTGTTGCATAAAAACAACTATCTGATAGTGGTTGATACTCTTTATATCTTGAATTGGATGTAAATTTAATATTTGGAATTACCTTACCCATTGAAGTACTATTAACACCAATTAAAGTAATTAAATTATTCTTAATCTCATATTCATCTGCATATGTTCCATACGGATCAGGTACAGTTGGATCTGCTTCTTCATCAGATGTCCATTTATCAGATTTTCCAAGACCTACATAATAATTACTAGCAGTATCTGCTATAAATGAAGTAGTATTATTTCTACGAAAGTTTTCAGTTATGATTGCTGACATGATATTAATTATATTTATACGGGTTTTATGGTGCGGTAATCGTTATTTTATATTCTAATGTAACTAGGTCTTGAGATTGTGTAGCTATTGTAATATGGTTAATACCAGATGCCAAAGTTATTGTAAATGGTGCTCCTGATGCAATTGGAGGAGAAGAATTAATAGTAATAGTAGCAGCTATATCATCTGTATATGGAGTAATAATTATATCAGATGTTTCAACAGTTGCTGTATAAATATCGTTTCCTGGTGAAAATATAGGTATTAAGGAAACACCAGTTGTTCCAATATTAACTTTTAAATTCGATAATATAGAACATGCATTTACAGCAGAGTTAAACCAAAGAGAGCCTGGCGGAGTAATACCAAGATCTCCTAAAATAGCACTTGAATAATTTGGATCAAATATATTTTCATTAACATTTAATGGAATAGTCTTAGATAAAAAGTAATCTCTTTCGCGTATAGTTACGGTAATATATGCAGAAATATTACTAAAATTACAAATATTGATATTAGAATATTCTTCTTCGGCCTGCTCAATTGTTTTATTAAAATAAGCAGCACATAATTGGGTACTATCAATATTTTTAGACCATGTTTGATAATCAGATCTAATTAATGAATTCCTACTATTAGATGACTCTTTAATTATCTTCAGATCTGTTAATATCATCTGAATAAGAGATGCATCTACATTAGCATTACGAAGAGCCATTGCAATAATATTATAGGTTCTAGACCTATTATTAAGCCAACCTGGTTGATATGTAGGTGTATGATATCCTAATATTGGAGGCTGATATTTATTTACACCAAGTTCAAAATTAGAGAGTTCATACGCAATCTTAGCATACCATTCACTTTTTGCCACGAGTTGAAGTAATAGTGCAGAAAATAATTGTAATCCGGCTGGGTGAACAAACTTTATATAATCATCCATCCATACATTAGAACTTTGTCCTGACTTAATTTCATATGAATACTTCTGCCAATAATATCCATCATGCAACTTATATTGGTCAGATGCAAATGATTTATGATTTGTATATGACCACATATTGGTATCCAATAAAATAGTCCATATAGTAGGATTTAATTCTATTGCAGAATAAATAGTTTTTACTGTTGATGTATCATATATAGTATTTCCGTGATATAATGCATCTATTGATTGTGCTTGTATAGAAAATTGGTATTTGTAAATGACATTATCGATATTATCGTCATTATCATAAATAACGATACTTGAATCATAATTAATAGCATCCACCATTGGGCCCCAAATAGCTTCATCTGGATATATTGATGTATTTATGCTTATATTCTGTAAATTACCATATGTAAAAATCCACTGTACACTTTGAGTTTCATTATAGGATCCTCCATATATATTATTATATGGTTCAACATATGGAATTAATGTTTGTGTAGGATCTAATCCATTATATGACCATATATTATTTCCAATATTTTGCAATGTCACTATATATTCACCACCTGGGTCAATTACTGTATTGGAAGTAATTATAAGATACTCTTTATTTGGATTAGTATTACATGTGGCAATATTGGCAAAATCTATTTCTCCCCAACTTCCAGAACCAGATGATAAGTCAAATAGATAATCTTTAGGATAAAATATACTTACTATTTCATCATAGAATATCTTAAAGAAGGCATAAATACTATCTTCAGATCCTCTAGTATTATAATACTGTATAACAATCTTATAGAGAGTTACTTTATCTAATACAGATGTTTTTGGTATAGTCTTTGCAATAAGACTTTGAATACTTGTGAGGTACTTATCAGAAGCAATATCAATATCCTTATCGGATGTTATATTTGAAATTTCATATGACGGTAATCCAATACTATTAATATGCTCATAGTATCGTTCAATAAATGATATTAATGATATAGGAGATGTATCTTGAAGGGCATTAGGATATAATCCTGAAACCTTTGAAGATTCTACATTACGCGGTTTTGCATCTACTACACTTAATATCATGTTTTATCGATCTCTTTTAAATGTGCTATAGTCAACTGCTCTATTTGCTCCACCAATTGAAATAGTATCAACCTCGGCATAAACAGAAGTTCTGTTTGTATCAATTTGAAGTAGGACATTTCGTGAAGATGCAATATCATTTGAAGCTGGAATCAGATCAAGAGATACTGTAGTATCACTATCTGCATCTATATAATCAAGTTCAACTATGCCAGTACTAAGATTAATATTACCAATATTAGCGTTATCTATAACCGGCATATTATTGGCAATATAGTAACTGTAAACAGTTCTTAAGTTGCTATCAGAAGCATGGGCTATATCACCAAGATATAAAACCCTTCCATGATATGTCCAGGAACCTGAGAAAGTAATAGTCATATTATGTTCTACTGCAAGAGGAGATCCATATTTTATAGTCTGAATAGTAGGTAATCCAGCATGAATAGTAAATGATTTTGACAAATAAACTCTCACTAATGAGTTTAAAATAGCCGGTGAACTATTATCAATTGTTTTTAATAATAATGAATGACGAAATACACCATCAAATGATTGAAGATATTGAGTATTAAAATTAGAAACAACATTAGAAACATAATTTTCTAATTGAATTTGTGATTGTGATGTCTGGTTTCTATTGTATTTAAACATCACATCTAAAATTATATTAACATAATCATAATCAACTATTTCGGGTATAATTGATAGGACTTTTTTACCAGATAATATTTTCATTATTACATCTCTATCACTAAGTGTAAGTTGATTAAGTACTCCTGGTAAATCACTTGATTTTGCAATACTTATGAATACTTTGCCATAATATGGAGGATCATTTTCTTCTCCTCCCCATACAGCAATAGTTTGTGCATTTTGAAAATCCTTTTTAATTATTGCTTTATAATCATCGGCAGTAACTGCTCTATTCTGAGCAATAAAATTAATAGGAGCATTAAATTTAATAGAATCAATACTCTCATTATATAATCCCCCCGACGCAACATCATTTGTAGTAATAGTAGAGCTACCAGTAGTAAAAAATAAATTTGCTCCATTTGCATCAATACCAGCAGTAATTAAATATGTTAATTCTAAAACACTTAGATTATTTGGTTGTTTTCCAAAAATATTATTTCCAAAACTAATAAAGTAATTACCATTATAATTTTCATTAATAAAATATATTGGTGAAGATCCATTAATACCAGCAATATCAGTAAATTTATTATATACTGTAATGTCGACTGAAGTTTCACTTGGATATACTGCAACATGTAATGAATTAATATCAATATTTTTATCGGCTATAATATATTGGTTACTAGATTGAAGATTATTTACTTGAAATCTTCTGGTAACAATTGTTCCTTGATATATATCTCCAGTGCCAATATATAGTAGGCCTTCAGCTGTAAGATTAATATCTTCTATGTTAGTAAATTCATATATAACATTATTGATAGTAGTTGTAAATATAGTTCCAGTAGGAACCGTAATAGAGCCTGAAGTATTATCTCCTATTGGAACAGATATAGTAACATTTGCCTTTGGAGAAGAATAACTAGCAGGAACATATCCAATCAATTTTGCAGATGATACAACATTAGGTCTAAGTTGGGCAGAATCAATGAATGTTTCATTAACTGCCATATGAGCTAACATTGCATTATAATGAGTATTATGCGATAAAAGATCAATTAGTATATTTAGACCAGATCCAGAGAAATCCCAATCCTTAAATGGCGAATCTGTTAATTGAAAATATGCGATCAGATTTCGTTTAATCTGATCAAAATCTAATTCTGTTACATTAATTCTTTGACTTGGTGTTGCCATATATCTATCGTGTTCTTACTAGGTAAAAAGTTACATCTGCGACTCTATTGAATGATGCAGAAAATGTTAGTGTTATTTGATATGCATTACGTTCAGAATTATCAAGTACTTCAATACTAATTATTTTTACACGTGGTTCATATTTTTGAATAATATATGTGATTTTGTCCTTTATTGCAAATATAGTAAAGGCATCGACATTTTCAAATAAAAGAGCAGTTAATCCGGAACCTAACTGAGGTTGAAATGGTCTCTCGTATGTATTAGTTAAAATAAGATTATATAAGGATGTGCGAATTGCATCCAAATCATTTACGGCCATTATATCATTATATACTGGATGAAGGGTAAATGTAGGATCTATATCAGAATACTGATGTCTACGCGTGACAACAGTTGCACGGGTATCATTATAATCAGATAATGCACGACTCATATATCATATTTATACAACAGTTTATGCATTATTGAGTGCCATACTTACTGTATTTGGGTGTGCTGCCATAGCTTGTTTATATCTTGGTCCATATTGTGTTCCAAGAGATACTACAAATGCCTGAACATATTCAGTACCAGTATATAATTTAGGAGTAGTGGTAAATATATCAGGCCGAGCATAGGTTAATTCCATATTACCTGTATCAGTTACAGTATATACTCCTGATGGATTTACTCCTGCTGGGTTATACGGGCTTCCATTTGGATTTTTTAATGCAATGAGAGAACCGCCCGGCCAACGTGAACTTGCTATAGTTAAACCACTTCGCAGAATTCCATATGCACCCATATCACCTTCTCTGGTTCCGTTAATAGATTGAATTCCAATTTCTATTTCATGGGCGGTTCTAGAATCCGTTTCAGCTGGACCATATGTAGTTACACCCACAGATTGTGCACCTCCAGGTAGAACTGCTGTATTTTTCATAAAATATCCTCTAATAATATCAGGTGACCTAGATATCTCAAGTTTTACCCTATTAGTACGTCTATCAAATTCTGATAGGGTATCAGCATCCCATGTAGAATATGTTGTCCGTTCTCTTTTAACATTACCAATATATTTTTGAAGCAATATTTCATCTTTACTAGAATCAGTTGTCTTTGAAATATCATCATGATATGAATAACCGAGTTTAGAAACAGATGTTATCATTGTAAGATAATTTGCGAAGGCTGTTTTATCTCCGCCATCTGATAATTGTTTCATTTTTTCGGAATCCTTAGTCATTCCCTCTTTTAATTGAACTAATAATGCATCATAATCTGTTTTTAAGTTATTTGATGTTTGATCAAACAAAGGCATTGGAGTTGGCGCCATTGCTGTAGGTCGTAGAGTTGGATCTGATTTTAATTTACCCGGGGAAGGTAATCCAAATATACTATAATCCTGTTTATTACAAATATTATCAATATCTTTTAGGACTTCAGAAACACCTCCTGATATTGCAGGGAATTGACTTTCTAATGCATGAATTTGATCATTTACAGCTGCATATACTCCTGTTGAAGCAAGAACAGAATCAAGGAATCCAAGTGGATTGGCTCTAATAGCATTAATCATTACTATTATCTTCTGGATTTCTTCCATTATCTCCTTAATTTCTTTAATTAAATTAACTATACCAAAACCAGGAATATATGATAATATTATTCCTAATAACTTTGTGGCAATAGCTGCTATTAATTTATCTGGTAATGATTTTGCACAATCCCCAATAGAAGCGATAGTAGATATTGCAGCAATCTGAGGAACATCTAATCTTGTTAAAAGAGTATTGGTAATAAACCCTGTTGGATCTGCAAGAGATGCCTTACCTTCTGGGCTTAGTAGACCTCCTTTAAAATCAAGGGTCTTTGTCATTGCATTCACATCATTAACTATACTAAGAGTACCAGACGCGGGTGCAACTGATTTATAATTTCGATCCATTATAGTTAGAACTACGCCATGTGATCCAGCATCAGATGGTGCTACTACAGATGATGATGTAGATCCTTCAGGAGTATATGTCACAGAACACTTTAAATTGGCTGGTTCTGTTGTGTATGTAACCACAGGAGAACGATCATTATATGTATGATTTAGAGATTCTGGATCTATGGTAATTGTTGCTATACCTTTATCAATAACAAGTGCTTTAGAAGTATCTACTATTTCTATTTTTCCTGAATATGGTTCATTGGTCTCCGCATATGATGTAAAATAACCAATCATACTTGAAGTAGGAACTCCTGGAGTAAGTGGACTAGGAGATAATGATGCAGTAATACGAATATTATATCTTCCTATATTAGTTGGGGTATCAGTAGTAAGAGTACCATTTTTATTATAATATTTTTTTGTAATAACTGCTGATACTGGATGATATATATCTTCTCCACCGCCTATACCTATACCATCAGTATAATATCCAACATCAGTAATAATAACACCTGAAAAAGTATCACTATATACAGTTTTAAGATTTGTTGGATCTATAGTTATATAAAGAAAATTAGGTTCGTGTGTCATTATACCATTGGTATTAGGGTTGGAGCAAATTCAGTTGTAGCTTCATGAACATGCAATGATAGAGGAACAGGTCCAGTTATCGTACTCATAAAATCTAATCCTTCAAAATAAGTAGTAGGTCCTGAAACTAGAAGAACTTCTTCTAAAAGAACTTCGGGAGCTTGAATAAGAATACCTCCAGTTCCTGCTACTGTAGTTAATAGAGAAGAAATACCAACTAATGATCCACCTACCGAGGTCTGACCCATAGAGTTAAGAGTTGCCCCCAAGAAACCGCCTGTAAGACCAGCAGATCCTGATGCTGACATACTATAATTACCTCCTACTACACCGGTATATCCAGCTGAAATAGTTTCCGAAACCTTACCATGGACTGTATGTGTAAGATCTTTACATTCAGTAATCTTATTTCCTGCTATCTTTTCAGACATATCATGAACAACTTCAACTGCATAATTACCATCAACTTTTAGATTATAACTACCATGAACAGTTGTATTCATATCTCCTTCAACCTCAAGTTCTAATTTCTTACAATGAAGTTTAACTGTTTTTGCCATAGTTACATTAACCTCACCATTAATAAGTATATGACCATCGCGAATAATAGTTATCCAAGCATCGCCTACAATTGTAATATCTGATGAACCATCTGCAGTAATTACACGAGATGTTCCTGATTTATGATGTTCCCCAATGCGCTCATTACCAAGTGTATCATCAACTTCAAATACATGTCCTGAACGAGTTTGATTAACTGATGATGATGAATATTGAGAATCATCAGATGGAAGTTTTGGATTCCAATGATCTGTCTGGGTAAAATCTCCTGTTGCCATATATAAAATTATTTATTGGTTCAAAATCCGGCAGCTGCTGCAATACCGCCTACTGTAGAAGTACTATTTGAAGATCCGCTCTTTATTCTAAGTAAACTTCGTACACATGCCAATGTTTTATTTTTCATAAATACACCCTCAACGCCATTTGATACTGTATTACCTTCAATTGTGGTGAATCCATTTGGGGTTGGTTCTTTTACAATACCTGCATGACCTTTACCAGATGCCCATGAAAATATAACAATATCACCAGGTTGAGCTTCTCGAGGATTTCTTATAATTTGGACAATTGATGGATGCGATGCGGCCCATTCAGTTTCTAATCCAAATGCACTTGCTGTTTTCGGCCTATTTTTATCATCAAGTATACCACTCTGTTGAACACACCAACATACAAATGCGGCACACCAGGACTGTCCATATCCCCCGCCAACAGCAGTCCAATACTTTTCAATACCAGGACCTATATTGTTATTATTAGTTTCTATAACACCAATTTGACCTTGTGCAATTGGTACTATAGCAGCCGCAGATCCCGATGCAGTTGGGGCAGATACTCCATTCGGCCCAGTTACTCCAGTTGCATTCATAGTATTACCTTTTCCCATGAAAACGCTGGAAATTGACATTGATGCTTGTAATTTATTATTATATGCTGGATTTCCTTTACCTGCATACGAAAGTGCACCAGCAGGAATATCATGGCCTGCTGTTAATGGATATGTTCCCATCGGATCTTGAAATCCTAATATAGGTGTAGTTCCTCTATTATTATCATATCCAGAAATAGAGGATGAACCTGACATAGTACCAAGCACAACAGGATCTTGCATTTCAAGATCTCTAAAAAATCCAAATACCCAGGAACCTGACATTAAGCCGACCGATGAACCAACACCAGAAAGTCCAGCAGATGTTGTTGGAAGTATTACTGTTGCCCATGGTAAATCCTTAGATGGTATTAATGTTAAATCGGGAGTATGGTATCCCATACATCTAACTTGAACTCTCCCAAGCTGTAATGGATCATTAGTATTTTCAACAACTCCAGTATACCAATTTGTGATCTTCATAATTTATCTGTAACAATTGTTAGGCTTGTTGTATATTGTCCATCTGCAAATGCATGTGTTGCAACAGTAACTATATAGTCTCCTGATATACGTCTATCTATATTAGAACCATCATCATTTGGTTTATCATTAGGATTTTCTTCATCATATCGTTTAACATTTACTGCCTTTGGAATTTCAATGGTGATTTTAGTCCCCGGATTTAAACTAAAATCACCAAATACAGTTACTTCGTGTGTGACTGAACTCATTTTTGCAGCAAAAGCCTTTGCATTTGCTATATTGGAAAGTAACGGGCCCGATGTTGAATTGAGATTTGTACCAGGAGTAGCAACAGTATTAACATTTAAATTAACAATGCTGGCATTTGCCATATCTGTTAATTTTGTTGGTTTGCCTGTTGTTCCATTATTAAAAAATGATAAGGACTCTGCATATGCTGCACCAAGTTGTTTTGTTATATCAGATGTAGATGATAGTTTCGTAGATAAAACTGAAGTAGATTTATCAGCATTAAATATTTGTTGTGTCCATGTTTTATTACCAAAATCAGTAACATTAACAGTAGAAGCAAATGCACCACCTTTTGCAAGATCTAATTTATTTAACTTCATATTAGATTGCATCTCAAGAATTCTAGTAATAGCCTCCGCATATGCATTTGCAGTATTAGGAGTCGTTTGTAAAAGTTGACGATATACATATGTTCTATATGCAGCCTTTTTTGTAAAATATGACCATGATGCCAATGTAGGTTTATTGGCCGCTATAGTATTATATAAAAAGAAAGGAGATCCAACAGAATCAAATAATTTTGATCTTAACCACTCTGCTGCTCTTAATGGACTTTGAATAGTTATAATACCATCAAATGCAGATGTTGATGTAATTAGAGGATCTGCTATAACTACATTAAGATCATCCTTGAAGATCTTAGTAATATTAGGAATTACGGCATTTTTAACTGATCGGGATATTCTCTTTAGGGCCGATAAGTAAGCAAAATCTGAAATGGCAATAAGGCTATATCGTTGAATATTTGGAGATGATGCTTTCTTTTCATAGTTTGGATACTCCATAACAGCCAACTTTAACTTTATATTTTTTGTCGGAGTTGATGAATTAATCGTAGAATTATCGCTAATCTTTTCAATTTCAAGATCAAGTATTTCTTGTCCTGCAACTCCAAAGTCTTCAAAGAAATTAACAGTATCTCGAATAGTAGCAGAAAATGTAATAACAGGTGAGAATAGTTCTTCAACAATAACAAATGATTCAACTAATTGCCGTATATCACGGATATCACCAGATGAGTTAGACATATCTAGTTTTATTAGATTAAATGATGAAGCAACTGTTGCAATATCATTCTCAATACCCTTAGGTGTATTTCGTGTATTAATACTCATGAATTTAATATAGAGAAATACGAATTTGAAAAGTCTGTTATTTTATCATTTCTAATGATTTTTATATTAGATCGTTCTTCGTTATCAGATAATTCCATATCCTGGAAACTTATAAATGATGGTATAATTTGAGGGATTTCTAACTTTTGATCTAATAGTATATTATATATAGATTCGGTAATACCGTTCTGATTATATATTGTATGTGAAGCATTATAATACATAGACCATCTATATGGGACTAGTGTATTATTAACTGGTATATAATTTTTACCAAATACATATTGTTCTAAATCAGAATTAGTACTAATAACAGTATCATATCCACTTTTATCAATAGCCTTAATGTTATTTAATACTAATGTAAACCATTCATCTTTTAAGGCTATATTATTAATATAAATGAAATTACCAGTTTCATCTAAAACTGGATTACCATTTTGATCAGTATCATATATTGACTCATTCCATGATAACTTATATGAAATAACAGAATTGGCTAAAAATGCATCTCGTGAAAATGAATTACCATTTGCATCAACTATATTATGTATTACTAATTGTTGCCTTTGGATATCATATTTCAATATATTTGCATATATTTTAGATGATGTATCGGTACCAGTTGTTAATCTTAAATATGGCAAATATTTTTCATCAAGAGGAGTTAAGGCAAAATCAGAATCTCCTGTACCATCTATTGAACTATATTTTGTTGCACCATTTTTATCAATAAACTCTAATGTCTGTGCTTCAAATGTAATTGCAGAATAGGGACCATATTCAGATTCAATCATTTTATCTAAGGCATAATACGATAAAGGCCATGCACCATTTAAACCTGCTCTTAATGATTCATTAAGAATAAAGAATGTCCAATAATATTGAACATCTCCATAAAGATTATAGGAAACTACATCAGGACGGTCACCGTTCTTAATAGTATAATAGGTATATGTTGAAGCATCATCGGGAATCATTGATGCCATTAGTTTAACATCTTGGCATATGTTAGTTAATGCCATAAGGGAGCCATCCCCATACAGATCATAATTAATCTTAGGATATTTTGAGAAAAAGTTAGTTGACATAATTTAAATATTTATCAGCCCCCACCTGCCTTTTGTTTGGCCTCTAATTGTTGAATCATTGTTGCTGCTTATCAAATGTAATTGTTTTATCAAATTCCCCTTGGCTATATGGTATAGCTTCAAGTTTACTAATATCATCCAGTGTAAGAGCTCGAGTTTCTGTAAATGATAAAACAATATCTGTTTCAAGAGGTGCTCCGCCAACTCTCCACATATTACCTCCAGCATTAAATGTAGTTGTTACATCTTGGAGGTATGTTTCAAATATCTTTGGAAGAAAATCTATATCTTTTAATGCTCCTAATTCAGTATAGCCAATAAATCTAATTGTCCATGTCGGAGGATATGATAATTGAATAGCATTCTTTGTTTTAGGATAAACTCCTAATCTAAAAGCAGAAACAATCTGTTTAATTAGATCTGCCTCATCTTTACTAGTTGGTATTAACTTAAAATTAAATGTAAATTGTCGTGTTTCCGTTCCAGTAAATTCAGTAGTTACATATGGATTAAACACCGTTCCAGAACCAATACTCGCAGCAGATGAGAGTTCAGCAGAGACGCCTCCAACTCCAGCACTAGACATTCCTTGAATAGCTGTTGAGATAAGACCCTTCCATCCACTCGTTTTTAGATCCTTTCCAGTATTTGATAATTTTTCACCGATAGCCTTTGCATCTGTAGTACCTACCATTAATTGTGACATTTCCTTGCCGACTAAACCAAGTGATTTAGATCCATAATCGGCTTTATCATTAACAGAAATTGATTGCGGTATTGGTAAATAAATACGGCTATTGCCAGAATCATCCATTACATAACCATTAAAAATAGCTCCGTCATTTGCAGTAACTTTGGTTGTATTTTGAGTAAATACAACCAATGGTCGTTGTTTAGCGGAGGATCCTTGAAGGTCTAATGGAAATATTAAGTTAGCCATACCATAGTATTTATCTATGTTTATTTACTAATAAATAGTTTATGGGAAAATATTATTCGGGCAGGTTCAAACCAAAGAATATTTCAAAGTATTCGGGCAACTACGAGAATATTCAATATAGATCACTATGGGAAAGACAGGTATTTAGATTCTGTGATGATAATCCCAATGTCATCAGTTGGTGTTCAGAAGAAGTTGTAGTATCCTATCTGTGTAAAACTGACGGCAAAATGCATCGTTATTTCGTAGATTTAAAGATAACATTTAAAACAGGAGCAACATACTTAATAGAAATTAAGCCTCAAAAGGAAACAATTCCACCAAAGCAGCCTACTCGTCAAACAAAAAGATATATTACTGAGGTAATGACCTATGTCAAAAATAGTTGTAAGTGGGAAGCTGCTGATATATATGCCCGTCAACGTGGGTGGATTTTTGAAGTATGGCATGAAAAAACTTTGGCCTCATTAGGTATAAAGATAATAATCGAACGAGCTCCAAAACCAAAAAAACCCAAGATCAAATAATCTATTTCTTCCAAAGGGGAACCTTATGTATCTTCATTCAACCCTTCGGGTTATTCCCTTCGGGAATTGGAACTATTAGTTGAATTATTACGGCTAGATCATATCCAGCAGAATCTAGATCCATTATACCATATCTTAAAAAGTTGTAAAGGTAATAATTCACAAAACCCAATATAAATACATATAGTATATATGGCATCATTATTTGGAAATATTCACACTAAGGCTGAGCAGGCTGGAATCATTCCGCGCACACTCCAGTCACAAAAATGGTTCATACAAAAATTGAGGTCAATGCGGTCATCAATTACACCTAAAGGAATATTAAATGATGAAGCATTAACTATTCGAAAAAAGCCTCTTATTGGAAGGATGTTTATGTTTATGTATAATCCTAAGGGAAAGAAAACCCTTCCTTACTATGATACATTTCCTCTAATAATTATGATCGGGCCTGCTCCTGGCGGGTTTTACGGTCTAAACCTTCATTATTTGCACCCAAGAGTTCGTGCTATCTTCTTTGATAGACTTATGGATTATACATCTGATAAAAACTTTGATGAAGGTACTCGTATCAGATTAAAGTATAGTATGTTATCTAGTACAGCAAAACTAAAGGCATTTGCGCCATGTTTTAAGCACTATTTATTAGATCATGTTGTTTCTAAAACGGTTGAAGTTCCTCCATCAGAATGGGAAGTTGCATTATTTATGCCATCTGATAATTTCAAAGGAGAATCAAATGCATCTATCTGGTCAAAATCACGTAAATTAGTAATGGAAAATTAATATATGGCTGATAGAAAAACATCACCTGGGAAAAATACAACATCTTCTACTTTACAAAGTTTAAAGGAACGTATTATTACACGACAAGGATTAGCAAAATCAAATAGATTTACCGTTGATTTTTCAGCAGTTGATGCACTTTTTAAAGCGGCATCACCGCCTATAAAATTAACAGCATCTATTCATGATTATGATGATCTTAGCTTTTTCTGTGAAACCGTAAGTCTTCCTGGTCGTACAACTAATACTATGGATTACGGTTCATGGCATCACGATATTAAAATACCAATTGGTTATACTGAAGATGATGTTGATATGACATTTATATTAACTAATGATTACTTTATAAAAAATATTCTTGATGCATGGGCTCGTCTTATTATTAATTATGACACATATATACTTGCATATGATAAAGATTATCGGGCCGATATTAAAATATATCAATTAAACGAATATAATGAAAGCATATATTGTGTTACATTATTTGATGCGTATCCACATACGGTAAAGGCAATTGATTTTGATAATTCTGCTGAAGGTGGTATAACAAAATGTGGTGCCACATTTGCATATAGAGCATTTTCTTCAGAGGTTATGGTATCTGCTATTGGTGCACCACTGAAGCCAATTATATCAATAGGTACTAATCCATTTACACCAGCAATTCCTCTTCCACCAACTCAATAATTACATATAAATTAAAGTATGGCATTACCAATACTAGAATCCCCAAAATATACACTCAATATTCCTTCAACAAAGAAGACTATTGAATATAGACCATTCCTTGTTAAGGAAGAAAAGATCCTTCTTATAGCACAAGAATCTTCTAATAATGAAGAGATCATAAAGGCAATGAAGGATATTATTAAAGCATGTACATTCGATAAGGTTGAACCAAATGATTTAACTACGTTTGACCTTGAATATATTTTTCTTAAGCTCCGTGCAAAATCAGTCGGTGAACTAGCTGATATTAATTGTAAATGTTCTAAATGTGAAGCATTCACCCAAACCGAAGTTAATATTGATAATATCATATTTAATATTGACCCCAAAGTAAATAAAATAATTATGCTAACCGATAAGGTTGGTATTAATATGAGATACATTAGAGTAAAGGATATGAATGTTCTTATGAATGAATTAAAGACTACTCCTGATATGATTAATGATGTCATCATTGCATCAATTGAATCTATCTTTGATAATGATGGAGTTTATCCTGCAGATCAAACATCACAATCCGAAATGACAACATTCATTAATTCATTAAATAGAGCACAAATGAAGCTTATTGAAACATTTATTGCGGAATCACCTAAACTATCCCATGATATTAACTTCGAATGCTGTAAATGTCATGAATCAAACACTATGACCTTAGTAGGCGCACAAAGTTTTTTCGAGTAGCTCTCTCCCATGAATCTCTTGTAAACTATTACCAAACAAATTTTGCATTAATGCAGCATCACAAATATAGTTTATCAGAATTAGATTCAATGCTACCATGGGAGAGAGAAATTTATATAGCTCTATTATTAAATCATATTAAAGAAGAAGAACAGCGAGAGAAACAGAGAAAATAATTATGGATAAAACAGAAAAGATAAGTTTAAAAACAGTTATTGATGAGATTAAGAATACTAATCACATCAATGAACTTATCTTTGATAATGTTGATACATTCACATCAAAAGTATTATCACCTAAACCAGATGTTTTGGGTGATAAAAATACCGAACATCTTAGTTCTATTGATACTAGTATTAATTCAATAAAAAAAGTTCTTGATGATACTCTAAAGATTATTAAAAATATTGGTTTTGGTGGTACTTCTGGAGCTAAAAAAGGTACATCATATAGTATCTTTGATAAGATGCTATCACCATTTAAAACCATTATGAATATTCCTAAGAATATTATGGGTGGTATTAAAAATATTATTAATATGCCTCATCGTATTATTAGTAATATTCTAAGTGTGCCTAAAAAAATACTTGGCTCGGTTGGTGGTTTATTTGGATTTGGAAAAAAGAATAAAGAGGGTAAAGGATCATCTGGATATGAAAAAACAGTTATTTCTCAATTAACAAATATATCTAATACCTTACAAAATATTCTTGGCTCTCTTGGGGGTGCTGTTCATTCTACCCCACCGGCAGCTGCTGGAGTTCCGGCTGTTCATTCTACCCCACCGGCAGCTGCTGGAGTTCCGGCTGCTCATATTCCAGTAGTAACATCAGCACCAAAAGGCATAACTGGTTTTGGAAAAGGTATCTCCAATGTTGGAAAGGGTATAGGAGCTGGAATTAAAGGTACACTTACTGGATTATCATTAGGATTACAATCTCTTGGTAATATGAAAGTCTTGAAGGGCATTGGTGCACTGGCATTATTAGGTATAACAATGATACCATTTGCAAAATCATTAGATATGATGAAGTCTGTTGGTATTGGTACTATTGGTGTTTTTGCCACCGGCCTATTAACACTTGGGGTTGCAGCAAAGTTATTATCATCTCCTACATTACTTCAGGGGGCACTTACTATAGCAGCCCTTGGAGCATCAATAATCCCCCTTGCATATGCCTTGGATATGATGAAATCGGTAGGTATTGAAACTATAGGAGTTCTTGCTGCAGGAATAGCAGCACTAGGTGTAGCTGCTGCCGTTCTTGGCATACCTGCAGTCGCCCCATTTATTTTCCTAGGTGCTCTTGCAATAGGAGCCCTTGGAGCAGCATTAATACCATTTGCGTATGCAATGAATTTAATGAAGGATATTAACTGGGATGAGTTTATGAAAGCCGGTGATGCTTTAACCGCATTTTCGATTGGTATAATTCCTCTTGCTACCGCAGTTCCATTAATTACAGCAAGCGCAATCGGATTAGGATTATTTGCTGGGGGTGTTAAACTTCTTAGAATGGCCTTGGGCGATGATAATGGTATAGGTATTACTAACTTTATGGATGGATTAAGCTCTATGACTAAAGTCCTTGATCCAGATAAATTAACAGGTTCTGCTATTGCTCTTGGAAAACTAAGTTTGGCAATTATAGCACTTGGAGGATCTCAAGCATTATCTGGTATGGCTGGATTCTTTGGAAAAATATTTTCAATGGGATCTGATAATCCAATTGAGCAATTAATTAGATTATCAAAGGAAGGATATAATCTAATTCAAATCGGAGACGGAGTTCAGAAAATAGCAGATGGTATTAAAGCATTGGCTGACGCATCGAAAGGTATCCTTGCTCTTAATGATCTGGATATTAAAAAACTTCAAGAGATTGCAAAGTTCGAAGATGCTCGCCAAGCAGGGTATACCTCATGGAATGATTATGAAGGACATAATTTTGAATTTAGAGCTAAAAATACTGGCAATGAAGCAGCTGCAATTCAAGGAGTGACTGGAACAGCCGGAGTTGAATTAAACCAGGCTGCTAGTATTACTGCCGGTGCAGGTGGAACTGTTATTGTTAATAATATTGGAGGTAGTACTAATATATCATCATCATCATCCAATGTAAATACATCAACAAGTATATTAGCACCATCTCCTCAAGGTTCTGCAATGTATAATATTTACAATGAATGACGATTATTGTAAATTAACATATCAAATTCTTCTGTATTCATTACTCCCATAGAAGTAAACTTTACAGTACCGTCTATATCATAAAATACCGTAAATGGAATTGATTGAATCCGTGCTGCTAAAATAGTATCGAGGTTATCTAAATTATCAATATCAATAATTTGTAACTCAGTTGAAAATTTATTACAATACGTCTCAACTACCTTCATATATTTAAGGCAATCTACGCAATCTAAAAGTGTATATAGTTTAATTAAAAAGAGCATATAGTATATACACACTTAAAAACGGCGTCCTACAATAAAGTAAGACGCCGTTTTATTATTTATTTTTATTAATAAATTACTGACGCGCTAATTTAGCGAAGTATGATAAACTCGTATCATCATCTTCTTCCGTTTCTGAAGAAGCAGTTTCTCCTACCCAAGGGGCATCATCTGATTCTTGAATAGGCTCAGGTGCTGTACGGCCGACTGATGATCGGGTTGGTTCAATAATAGTAGGACCAACTGAATTACCAGGGGCTGCTTCACCTAGGACTTCATATAACTTACGGCGAAGTTCATCATATGTTTTATAGTTTGCAGGATCAATGAAATCATTCAATGAATAAATTCCTTCATAGACTTCCTTAAGGCGTTCTTCATCTCCTCCAAACAATTCAGAAACATTATCGAATTCGGACTTATCATAATTACGATAACCTTCCACATTACGAATCTTCAATTTGAAGTTCGCACCTAACCAGAGATCAAATGGATTAGTTGGAGTTTCACCTGGGAATTGAGGCTGCATAACATCCATGATCTTATCAAAGATCTTCTTTCCGAACTTAAAGAGAAATTGCTTTCCTTCATTAGCTGGATTGGCTGGATCTGAAATAACCAGAATGTTTGAAACATAATGAAGGCGACGCTTACGATCGCGAACACCATCCTTATCAGATTCAATACCTGAGTTCCACTTTGCTGCATTATATTCTCCTCGTTTATGTTCAAGAGAGTTCGTTATTTCTCTCCCTGGGATTTTACCCAACTGATACTTTCATATCAGACCAGACTATATCACAGTCCTCAAGGGACTCTCGGCATTTCGTACCACTTGGTACTACTCCTTTACGGATAGTCGTTGAACCTTCTTCATTTAATATTATCATATCAAATAAAGCTTGGCTGCTGATTGCCCAATTTAACAGATTGTTAGAATTCACTAAACCTAAACCATTTCTAACATCATTACCTTTTAGTACTAATGTTATTATTTTATAACCATTTTTAATAGCACCTAACATTTTATCTTCAACATTTTTAATATGCAGATTATATGTATATGTACTTTTTATTAGTTAATAGGTTTGTATATTGAGTCATACTTTATTTATAATATGACTGAATTTAATACTTGTAAGTGAAGCTACTGTTAACTCTAAGGGGTTTCCAGCAATTAACCGAATTTGCAAAAGACGTTACCGTCTTAGGCCGCTAGAAAATTAACGGGGTCGGGTTGACCAATTGAGGTCAAGGAATTCTCGATGTACCATCTTCCGGTTGGACCTTTAAAGCCGTGATCCCAGAAACGAACCCATGGAAGATCTTCACCCTCCTTGGCTGGAAGAAAACGAAACACTGCGTATCCGTTTCCTGCTTTATCTACTGCTGGAGCCCATAGACGGTCATCACCGTAAGTTTTAGCGGCTCCACCTGTTTTTTCTGCTGCAACTACTAGTTTGTTAATTGCGGCGTCTCTATTCTTCTTAAGGGAATCAAACCCTCCTGATGTATTATTTTGCATTGTATGTTGTTGTATTTTTGTTTTGTATCATATGGAAGAAATTAAATTATCTAGTCTCTTCCGTATAAAGTATATTATATATTATTTGTTCACCGTTGTAAACAAAGAAATAATAATATCTCGGCTCTTATCCAAGTTCATTTCTGAACAAAGGAAAGGGCTATATTTAAGAATCCTCCGATTTATGTCAGACATAATATCGAGCGGATCATTAAGAGTATTATTTATATCTTTTGAAAATGATACTAAATTCTCAAGGATAACCAGAGACTCTAGTGATAGGGTCTTCTTTTGATATAGTGTATAGATTAGAGGAAAGTTGGATCTATCTTTGGGAAGAATCGCCTCATCAAAGTGAAGATGAAATTTTTCACATTCATTCAACATATTACTCATTTCAGATTTAAAAGTATAGTCAAGGCGCTGAATCTTTGCGCACCATTGATGATATGTATTATCATTCATACCGCCAATCCAAGTATTTCCTTCAAGGATATTTGCTAGGAAATATAGGATAAGATCATTTTTCTTAGGATACGTTTTTGATAACTTCTCAAGGGACCATTTATTCCTTGCCTCTGTTACACTACCTCTTTTAAGTTTAGGTCCTTTAAAATTAAACTTAAAAGCATCATATTTAGATCCAGATTTGAAGTGTAGTGATATTGACATATACACTTGCCATACATCCGATGGTGCTATTCCAATATCTTTACTGAGAACTATCATGCAAACATTATTGAATTTGATGAACGAGGAATAAGATGATTCCGCATTGCTTCAGCTTCAAGTTTATCTTTAAGAGGTCCTGTGATTAACTTTGAAATATCCTCCGGATCAACGCCGAGATCATTACAAATACGAATAAGAGCCTCAATATATTGCATACCTTCATTATGTACTAATGCCTCCGTTTTTGCAATTAATTCAGTTTTAGTAATGACGGGAATAAATTTTTCAATATCTAATGTGCTCATAGTTTGTTTATAGTTTTGTTTCAATAACCTTCAGAATAATGCAATGCTCGTTAAACCTGCCAGAAGCTTTCTTATGAACAACCTTAACTCCATCGAAGATCTTATCAAGCTTCTTGGGAGTTGCCGCGAGGATACCCAGGAGAACATCCTTGGGCTTCCGTAGAGTTATATTAAAACTTGCATCCATATCCCAGTCTTGAAGGCTTGAACCTTTAACGGCAAATCCAGGAGATCCTTTTGCAAAGTATACAGCCAATGTACGATATTTGGTATTAAAAACATACAATCGTTGTGCTCCTGGAATTCTGATAGGAGAGATAGAATCAAGATTAAATGTTGAAGAGTTAATCTGATACTTAAGCTTTAGGATCTGTTTAGTCGCATCCTTAGTCTTTTTAATACGAGGCTTACGGTCAGCCATTTTTGCCTTTGAATGCATTCTTACATCAGATAGCATAACGTCAAAACACTTTACTATCTTCTTCAGATCTGGTTTTGATAGGTAACTATAACCCTCAACTGCTTGATTACAGTTCTTTTCAAGAGCATCATTATATCCACTCTGATGATATTCCAACCAATCAATAATCATCTTACAGCCTTGAGCAGGAACCTTATATGTCTTTAGCATAGCTGCAACATTAATAGTTGCAACACCCTGTGATGTATCCACCCAGCGATCAATTAGCTCATCCAGAACGATTAGGATGTCCTTACGAACATTTTCACGAATACGATCAAGAGGTGATTGCCTAACTACCTTAACCTTAGCTTCTACAGTAGAATCATCTATAGCATAAGCACCAAGAAATACCAAAGCAGCATCAATTCCTTCCTTCACAACTTTCAGATCTGACTTTGCAATCGGAGGAGTTTCATGGAATGGCAATTGATTATAATACTCTTGTGCCTTGGGGTGAATATGAGGCATACCCCTATCAAAACAGCGGATCAATTTTCCAACGGTAGTCGGAAGAACAGATGGAGATGCTTCCTTAATTCTAGAAATTGCATCCTTGGAATAGTTCTGCACCTTCATCCATGTAAGGACAAGAGGTTTTAGATCAGGAGATGCCAGATAATAGTTATAGAAGTTCAAAGCGCGAGATCGCTTAGTATAGAATTTCTCAACATCCCAGGATTCCCATCCATGAAAATCGGGTTCTTCCCCAGTATATTTAAAATCCGGGGAGTGAACATTACCGGATTTGTTAAAGGCGCTCATAGGGAAACATTTACCGAAATCAGAGAATCAATACGAAATGACCGCCATCCTTCTGCATCCAAATCATATACCTTTACAACTTCATCAGATTCGGCTCTTACGTTAGAGCCTTCTAGTTTGGCCATTGGATATGACTCATGCGGAATACGGGATCCGTCCCGGGTGCATTTCATAGCACGGTGCTCACCATCAACCTTGATAAAGGTAATATCTAGGATATGTGTACTCAATGCAGTCTCGAGATTTTCCTTTGTGTTTAGATTCTTCATATGTGTATTATAAATTATTTGTTACTGAATGTAAATCTTATTTTATACGAATGGAAGAATAATGCGTGATTTGGCAGCATTATCCGCAGTATATTTTTCACCTTCAAGATGCCCTGCAGTGAAGGCTGCATCCTCAATTACCTCTACTGCATCTCGCAATGATTGTACTGCGGCTGCAATGGTAACTTTTCCTTCACAAACTGCTTGAAACAACTCGGTTAGGCTATCAGTATTATTCGGTGTGGTCATATATGTGTATTATAGGTTAAATTCTAGGATTTCGCAGTTTTTGGGATTTGTTCTATGCTCAACAAAATGAAGGATTGAATATTTGTTTAGATACATTATCATACATCTCATAATTTCACCATGGGATACAATAACAATATCATCGGGCAGCTCATCTTTAATCCTATGAAGTTCTTGGAAAAATAGAACTACCCGTTGATATGCATCTGAGAATGATTCTCCTCCTGGGGCACGATAATAAAAACTAAAGTATTTTTTCCTATCAAAATCTGTATTATCTACGATATGACTAAGCTCTTCTCCCCAGGCTCGTTCAAAGATTAAAGGTTCCTCTATTAGAGAACATGATATATCTCCAAGTTCAAGGTTTTGTGCAATAATTTCGGCAGTATCCTTGGCCCGTTTGAATGGCGAATAGAAGATGACAGGATTTGCTCGAAGTTGTTTTATGAGTTTATCAGCACATTCTAATGCTTGTGTTACTCCACGATCAGTAAGAGCAACCTCAAAATCATTCTTCTTAAGATAGACTTGAGGATCTACATTGGCCTCTGATTCACCATGTCTAATCAAGTAAAGTTTCTTCATCACGTATGCTATTATTATTATACCACAATTTTGATCATTTGTAAATCAAATAATATCTCCTTTTGTATGATAGTCTGAAGGGGACCAATCATCTTCTCTAGTCCATGGGTCGAACTCAATGGAGAGTTCTTCATCAGACATAGTTGATAGCAGCTCATCGAGTCTCTCCTTAAATAGTTGAGGAAAGTTATAGTCCATAGCCACTAATTGCCCCTTGATATTACTCATTAGGAGATATGCATCGTCTGCTGACATAATGGAGAGTCCAACCGGACATCTAACTTGAATAACGCCAGCAACTGCTTGGGCCGCTAAAAGTGGTAGGTTATCATCTACTGAGAGTGATTTCATCGATACGTTTTCTTTTTTACTTGTTCAATTGTGAATTGCGGAACACCAAGAATATCTCGGATTTCGGATTTTTCTCCCTTGCCAATAAAGTAATTAGCTTGGGACCATTCATCATAGTTCATTGCAGTATCTTCAGACAAAACTCTTCGAGTCTTTAAGGGTACTTGCCTTACGGCTATGACCAATCCAGTCAACTTATCAATTTCCATATTAGTCTTGGCCCTTTCCAGCCCGGAGTTTAATAAGGTATGGAAACCGTGGGATACCATCCGGAGTTAAGTTGAAGAATTTACACGTAGCCCAAGTTCCAGCATACTTACTACGGTTATTCCAGAGGTCCGTAAGGAAGTCATGAGAGCCTTTGATATTCGATCGAAACCTAACTCCATCAGCACGTTCCATTACTGCGAAACCTGCCATCGAACTTCTATTACCATTACCTTCGCCGATTTCAATGATCTTATATTCATCGTCAACAAAGGTCTTACGCTTCAGAAGGTTGGCAGACCGCTTAAATTCATAAGGAGTATTAATACGGACCATTTGACCTTCGTAGTTTTCCTCAAGGAATTTTCCGTAGAGTTCATCAAGTTCCGCAAGGTTACTCACCTTAAAGGTTGCAACGGGGATGACATATTTGAGATTGTATTTCTTAATGATGGCCGAAATCCGTGCAGAGCGAACATTAAAATCGGCACTATTATCGCAGATGTCATAACAATGATACTCAACAAACTTTTTAGATTCTGCAAGGTCTGCTGCCGTTGGTTTGGTCTTCTTAATCAGAGACGAAATCTTATTGAAGTCATCATGGAACTCATGATTATAGAGTTCACCATCAAGGATGAGATCGGGTATTTCCTTGAAAACAATCTCAAGCTCTTTAAGAATATGAGGAATCGTCACCCACTGTTTACCCGATCGTGAGAATGGACCTGCCTTAGAAATTACTGCTCGCATTCCGTCCAGTTTAGCCTGAGCATAGAGGGGAAATTTTACTTTGTCCTTACGGTCCTCCCATTTCTTAGCTAGCATCGGCTCAACAAATGTCGGAGTATCAATAGCATTGATGTCCTCGAAGGATCCAGCATCAATCTTTTTCTTCCAGCAGGCAGTAGCTTCAAAAATAGCCTGGGCATTACCATCCCGGTAGTTTGCCCGGCCTTCGTTAGTCGGCACAGCCTTGAACCAAGAGGTTGTGACAATCTTACCGCCTACCTGGCCGTGAAGAGTGCGATACTTATCGGCCTCGATTTCGATGGTCCATTCCTGGGTTGCACCAGTGGAGGTGCGTGAGTATAGTGTAGGTAGTTTAGTCATTGTATTCATATTGTAGAGAGAGCCACGAGATGTAGTTCAGCGATTCCGCTTATCCTTGGCGGATTCATAGAATGTCACCAGGGAGTTGTAGTGATCGAACTCGGCAGGAGTGGTAATACCGGATGCGGCCCAATGGGCGAGGTCTTCGGTGAAGGTGCATGCACCACGACCTTCGCCTTCACTTATCCATTGGAGGGTCTTGGCATTGATTTTGCGGATGTGATCAATCAGGGTAGGAATGGTAGTAATCATGAGGTGGTGGGAAGTGTTGCTTACGGCTTTATTGTACCATACTTTTCGCGATTTGTACATAACTAAATTCGCTAAAGTTGAAAATAGTTTGGGCTATTACAAACCAACCACTTAGGAGGACACCGATTTTTCCATGAGGACAGAAATTGCTACAATTGAGCCAAATCTAGGTTCTAGACACTCCTAAACCATTGGTTTCCAACGGTCATAATAGTAGTTTTAGCTTCAAATCATTGATTTGAGCCCCAATAGGGTGAACCTCCATTAGGACCCAGGCATCTCCTCCTAGGAGCCTTAACCTCAACTCATCACTAATTTCCAAATGAAGATCCCCAGACCGATCATAATCGAGATCGAAATCAGAGGCCCTACTGTCCAGGCTAGGAATCGGGTAAGTTCGAATTGCAGTTTCATAATGTTAAGGCGGCTGAAATAATCATACTAACGATTCCGATAATTGCAAATGTTCGTACAATTACATTCATATAAGGACCAAATAAACAATACCCCGTGCAAAGGCTAGTAGAAAAAAGCATTAGGTTATTAATGATGGCATGTATTGTATGTGTATTCATGGTAGTGTTATTTATTAAAATCAACAATAACAATGTCGGAGAAATCTTCAAAGACGCATTCGAGCATTTTCTCAACAATTCTCCAATCGCCCCCAGCTCTAAATGCCCCCATGTATTTAGGAACTCCAATCACTCCTTTAAATCCATCCTTTTGTAATACATCCCGAACTTTTTCAAGAGTTACATATAATGCTTCATAGTTCAAAAATCGTGAACCAGAGCCATACAGATTTTGAGCATGAAGATTAAAGATATATCCACCCCCTTTGTAAAGGGAACTAG